TATATCTGTTTCATCTGTTATCATTCTTTCTTTTTTTTCATCCACGCATTTAATACCAATCTCTCGCAAAAACATATTATAAATATTATTTCTTGCGTTAAGCATTTCTGTTAAAATATTAGTGTTAACTGTTTGGGTCATGGATAATGTACTAGTTTCATTAAGTAAATCTTTGCCTAATATAACTGTGTCCATCCCCAACCTATTTATTTGCATAGCTGATTTTATATTGTTACCTGTTTTTTCATCTGGGGCATTTAGAAAATTAGGGCGTCTCAAAATATATAGTTGACTTGCGTACGTACTATCCGAATCCGCTAAAAGTCGGGCATATCTAGCAATCAAATCATAAATACCAGTATGAGTACTATTTAGATAAATTATTTCGCAATCCGCCCCAATTGTCTTATTAATACCTAAAATTAGGGGATTAGATATTGTAAAATAGGGATACCAATTAGGGTACACCGATATACCATACAAACTACCCTCTACATTAACCAACCCGTAATTATCATCATTAACTACCCCGCAAAAACCATTTTTGAATAATGATGTTACTAGTGCTTTTTCGTTCATACTTTTTGGTAAACCGTCAAATGTAAATAAGTGCATTATTTTTAATAGTAAACGATTTTCCCAAAAAACGCACCCCATAGGAACAAAAGTTACATCATACATATTATCGTAAACATTTTTTACTTCTCTCACATTTTTTGGATATTCCATATTTTTAAAAAAAGGGACATTTAAAATGCCCCTCTCTCCTTTCTATCGCGTTAACGCGATTATTAGTTAAGTGTAAATACTACTCCATTTTCAGACAAATCGAGATAAAAACCTTCTTCGCCTTTTGCCCAGTAATTGGTATATTCCCCCCTCTGGTTACGTTGTGATGTTGTGTTGCTACGTCTAAGCATAGCCCCCACACTCCTATCATCACACACAATAGCTACTACGTTAGTAACTTCTACGGCGGTCAATGGACTTGTGGGAGTTTTCTCTTTGATTTTGGAGCGGTCCGCGAAAGTTGCCCCAATAGTCTGAAAGTAGGGAATCTCTGCATAACCTGTTAAAGCAACTAAGTCATTGTGATATGTGTCGCTCTCCATAAATGCCTTACAATTATCAGCAAACATCCCTAAAACAACTAATTTAAGATTGTCATCAGGGGTAAAACGTTCATAACCTTTTACATTAAAAACGGTATTCATTGCCCCCATAATTCCCTTAATATCGGAAATCCTAGAAACCGCATATCTTAAAAAATCCTTATTATACAATACGTCATTTAAAACATATGTCGTACCCTTTAAAGTATTATAATCTGTTAAAAGGTTAATTACATGGATTCCATCAACGTCTACATCATCCTCTGCCACCTTTTTTTCGCAAACATAAGTATTAAATGCCAACCGTGCCATAGTCTCATAATAAAATTCGATACTATTTTCGAACGCGGTAAAAATACTGGAGATAAAGCTTTCCATTTCGGACGCACTGGAAAATGCCGTCCTCATTTGTTTGTCGGGAATAGTGACAGGGATTTCCCAGGTGTTCATATTTTTAAACAAAGTGTTATAAATAGTTGGATTTTTAATTTCGAACGGGTCCGGTGCCGTTCCACTCGCCCATGTATAACTACTATTATTTTGGGCTTCCATTAAACCAATATGAATTTTTTCTACAATAGCTCCCCATTCAATTTCGCTTTTTGCAATAAAAGACCATTTTGACTTATACTTTCTATCGGACAAAATTATTTTACCAATTCTATCCAATAACTTACTATAAATAGCATCAGTTTGATTGTTACTAATTAGTTGTGTACCTACGTCTACAAGATTGCTGGCGTCAATAGTGTCATAAGTATCAGCACCAACGGCTTGTGATACCGCATCATTTAAAATATCATATACTTGTGTTGGGTTCATAAATTTTTACCTCTCTCTTTTCTCCCCGTCTCGCCGTTAGGGCAGCAAATTAGTTAATTTATATAAACGCGTTAACGCGGTTATCCTAAATAATTATACAGTTTTTTAAAATCTTTTATATCACCAAAAAACATATCTAAATCCACTGGCTTCGTCATATATTGCCACATCACACAATCGATTTGCGGTTTTGTTGACCAATTGGCAATCCATAGTGGAGTATTGGGGGGTATATAATCTTTTAGTCCTTTGTACTCACTTTCCGATATGTATAACATAGGGGGTATATTTGTTAGATATTTAACAGTTTCTAACCATTTTTCTAACCATTCACCCGAATAATTATGATGTAGACTTTTACCTTCAAAGTCTAAAACCATTGCACATTTACCGATATATGGCTTTATTGTTTGCAAATAATAATCTACCTCATCAATGGGATTGTTATTTTCTGCCCTCGCAAAATGATATAATCCAAACGGTTTTTTGTTTAAATGGGTGTTAGCCCTCTCCCTAAACATACTATCACAAAATGATTTTCCCTCGGTTGCTTTGTGGATAAAAAAATCAAAATCAGATATATCTACATGTTTATTCCAGTGGCTTACATCACAACCTATTAACGTTGTTGTTTTATTCATTTTAGTCCCTTTCCATTTTGTCACATAATCGCGTTAACGCGATTGTGTTGTTGTTTAGTGCCAACGTAATCTGTTCAATTTCTTTTTTGTGGTTTTCATTTAAGGTGTTTACTTCTTTTCTATGCTTTTCGGTTTGGTCGCACACGAACCATGCCATAGCCAAACAAGAAACAATAGGAAACCCTACCGTGGTTATTGCGGTTATTACATCATTAGCCATCTTTGCACCTCCTCCCTTAATAATATTTTAACACTTTTTTATAATTAGTTAACAAATAATTTATAAATTTTTTGTTAACTTTATAAACTTTTTATAAAGATTCTAATAATTTTGTAAATTCTGTACCCGTTAAATTATCAGAGTATGCTACTTTTCCCAGACCAACCAATGTGAAAGCTATCCCCTCCTTATCAGATAAAGGAGTTAATTTAGTTGTTGCTAACATACTCTCATTATATATATCCCCAATAATACGAGTGTTAGGGATATTTTTAAATTTTCCAGTAAATGGCTCGACAAACCAAATAAAACAAGTATCTTTTTTTAATAAAATACAACGAAATTTAAGAGACTCTTTAAAAACAAACATCTCGTAAACCTCTGTATATTCTCTCCTGTCATATTGTAAGGTTGGGTGTTCGTCACTTTGCCATTTGCCATTTACTGTCATGTTTTGAGATTTTCCAAAAAACATTTTGTTGGTAGACATTATCCCGCACATTTCTACCGCCACTTTTATTATTTCTTGTTCGTCATAGTCATTTGTAAAAGTAAAATCATAGGTATCTATTGTACCCTGTTTTTGTTGTAAAGTTTTATCCAAAGACCAATACCCAAAATATGGACACATCCTGGAGATAGTATTGGCGACTAAAAAAACTTTTATTTTTCTACCTCTAGCAATAGTTGATATTAAACTAGTTAACTTTTTAGGCTCGTCGGGGAGATAAAATGTGTTGCTTATAAATTCTTCAAAAATAAGGTCGGTTAAATCGGGGTACATTGTACTCTTAAAATGTTGTTCGGACGTTAACGCAAAACAATAACCAATCAGCTTCTTTTTTCTATCCCATACACCATCATCATTTAGATTGCCAAAATATATTTTACCTTGCCAGCAACGGATATAATTGTATTCTTCATGGGTAATGTCTTTAATAGGCATATCGGCAAAATATTGTTGCACTAAATCTTGCTTCAAATCTTCTTTCCATCTTCGCACTAATCCAAATTTATTATCAGATTTATAAGCATTACGTAGTACTTTTATTTTAATATCATACGATTTTCCTATATTTCTTGCCCCTAGTGCCATTAGATATGTGGCACCTGTTGCTATTAAATTATCCCAGTTATAATATACTTTTTTATTTTTCATTGGTGTTCCTTTCTGTCGCGTTAACGCGACTTAAATATGTTCGCAAGTTTGCACATAGGTAATATATTCGTCATACGTCGGGGTGATTCCTAACTCATAAGTGGTCGGACTACTATGTATGACGTTGGAATAGTTTATATATGTACCGTCCGGTAAAGTAAATGGTTGCATATCATCTATGTACGTCATTAGTAGCTTTCCACTGTGTTCAGTATCAAAAACGAAACCGTCTACAAATTGTTTTATATCTGTAAAAGCGGTTGCACCTATTTTTTTGTTTACTCCGGCTACTGTTATATTGAGTTCACCGTTTTTTTGATAAATATATTTTTTTGCTCCTAGAGTTCTAAAAAAATCATAATCCGCGTCAAGGTCAAAAACTCCTAAAGGATGCTCAACCCCTTTTATATCTTTGGGTATGCATTTGTTATAATCTAAATGATTTAATTGACATGATAATTTTAATTTTTCTAAAATCTCTTTGTTATAATCGTCAAATACATTATCATAATTACCAATATACTTTATGCTATCGGTGTCCATATACACTACATCACTATCCATTTTTAAAACACAACTAAATAAATTCCTCCTTGCGTATGATGTGACCCATACCCCCCACGAAAAATTAAGAATAGTCTTTTTACTTTTACCCTGTTTAGCAATTAGTTTATTCATTTCATCTTTTTTGAGAGTTTCTACTTCCCATCCGTTTTCAGTCAATAAAATATTATCTGAAATCATTTTTGTTACTGTCATACCATAAAGGGAGTTGATAAATTCTTTTGATTTAGAGTATATACTTTCTTTTTCTTTATCACCTTTATACTGTGTTTTGTTTTGATAAAGTGTTAGTATATAATCTATATATTTAGTATTGAGATAACTTTTTTCAGCATACCACAAGTCGATTATTTCAAAATCTGCATTGTATGTGGTTAATATTAGTTGATAATCAATATCAGTTACCATCATAGTAATATTTTTAGCTTTTACTATTCTGCCATTATCTTCTAAAACATGAGAGCCCGTGATAATTTTTGATGATGATATATAGTTGTTATAAAATTTACTATGTAAATTATTAGCGCTAAACTTAATAATATAACAATATTTGTTATAATCAATTTTTGTATTAGGTCTAATATGATAAAATCTACTACAGGGGAACTTTTCGCACACCATTACAGTAGGATAACTACTAGTGATGTCTCGGGAAGTTACATTTGCAATTGTTTGATTGCTATATAATGCGTTGGCATGAGTATAACCTCCCATAAAAATAGTACACAATTGATTGAATTCTGACCAAGTTTTGGGAGTTTGTTTAATCAAATTATTATGATATTTATTATCATTTTTAAACATTTTTTTTACTACTCGCCTAATTTCCCCTGTTTGTGTTAACGGTATGTTATAGACTGTTTGGTATCTTTCTTTAAATTGTTCTAAAAATTCCAACATGACTAATATATCATTTTTACCATATTCTAATTCCTCTCGCGTTAACGCGGTTGTGGGATAAATAAGTTTATTATAGTTTAAATTACCCACAAGCTTTTTATGTGTAGTTTTGTAATTATTGGCACAGTCTTTTAGTGATAAATGTGTTAACTGATAACTACACCTTAATTCAATATTGTACTCTTTCGATAATACCTTCATTGGTTTTCGAGGTTTTCTAGCAAATACAGATATTTTCTTAATATCTAATATATTTCGCAAAAATTGGAAGTCGTATGAAAGATTATGGATATAAAATACTTTCATCACTGGGTATTCTTGATTTATTATATTTATAAATTCTTGCAACTCTTCCAAAGTTCTTCCGTAATAAACATTATTACAAAACCCTAATTGCCAAAGATATACCCATGATTTTTTGATACCTATTTCCTTCAAAATTTTATCTTGTTTTTTTGACCATTCTACTAATTTACCCCCCAATATATACCCGCTGGAAACTTCTAAATCTAAACAAAAAATAGTGTCCGAATATAAAATCCCTTTATTATTTTTAATCTCCCTAAATTTTGTTATATCAATTTGAGCATCCTTGTAGTAGATCATTTTAGTTACCTCTTAACTTGTTTAGGCTTTCCATTATATCATCAGTGTAAAAGGATTCGCCTTTAGATTCTGCATCTTTTAATAAAGTTTTTAAAGTATTATTAATATCTTTTAGAGTATTGCCTTTCGTTCTGCCTTTTTTACCCTCTGTTTTATATGCGACTACCTCTGTCAATAATGGTATAACTTTATTGCTAGGGATAGCTAACTCCATAAGTTTTTTATATGTTGAGGAGGATAAAACTTTGCACAATCTGCTCATATCCTTATCATTAAGAGTTATCCCTAATTTACTTGCCTCCTCTCTTAAATTATTACCGCGTTTTTTGGAAATATTTTTGATTCCCTTTACAGTGGATGTTTTACTATTTAAAAATGCGGTTGTAATTTTTCCTACCTTTTGGATTTGGTTATGAGTTAATTTTGAGGGGTATCTAATATCAATATTTTCCATAAATAGTTGTTCCTTAAATAATTTTTCGGAATCTGAATACAACCCACTCTGTTTGATTCTGTATATTCTTGATTTTGCTTTTTTTAAGTCTTTCAGTATGTCTAAATCTTTCACAGTTTGCCTCCTTTTAATGTTTCACGTGAAACATTTTGAAGTTAAAAGGGGCTTTTTGTAGCCCCTTTATTTATGTTATTATTTAATTATAAATTTACGATAGGTTTTTCCATTCCCTATATTTTCTTTTTTCAAAGGTACAAACGTAAGGTATTTTGCTGATTCTCCTAAATCATCTAGTACATTAGTTAAAAACGAAGGAGTTCCAAAACACATTTTGGGGAACTCGTTAAGCTCTACCAGATAATAATGGTCTTTTTCTACTAAATAAAGATTTTTAATAGTGACATCCTTTCCGATAATGTCATCAAAATCAGCTTTTACATAATCATCGTCAAGCCAATCCGCCCCCTTATTATTTGAATCGTTAGCTTGTTCTAGTAATTCTTTTCTTTCTTCTGGTGTCATATCTTTTTCTCTCTTTCTCCCCGTCATGCCGGTTAGGTCAGCAAATTAGTTAATTTATATAATCGCGGTAACGCGGTTATATTAGCAAAGATAAAATCATATCATTTAATAATTCTTGATAAATATCTAATTTATAAATGTATTCTTGTCTTTCGTCTATAGTTTTCGCAAATCTTAAACAAGTTTTACAACACTCTATATCTGTTTGTATTTGATTGCACCCCAACAACTTGTCACTAAAATCAAAAAAATGTTTTTCAATTCTATCATCAATTAAGCTTGATAATAATAAAATTCTTTCTGAATCGGTTATATAATAAGTATCTATTAGCCTAAAATTATCATTCTTTTTTATTGCACAATATCTCATTAACTCCCTTAATTTCATACTTTTCCACTTTCTCCCCGTCATGCCGATAGGACAACCCCTCATTAGTATACTATTTTTACAATTGTATTTTTATCCATAGTTTTTAATAATTTAATAATGTTTTGTACTGTATCGGTAATTTCGCTTTTAGTTTCATGTTCTGTTTCTGTTTCCTGTTCTACTTCCTGTTCTGTTTCTGCTTCCTGCTCTGTTTCTTCCTGTTCTGGTAACTCTTCCATGCCGATAGTTTTTAAACTTTTTACCCATGCCCTCAAATCTTTTTGAGTTGATTCTTTTGTAATTGTACCTCCCTCAATGGCAAGTTTTACTTCATGAGGGCTAACGCTTGATAATTCAATCATTTGACAAAATCTTAAATTATCGTTAATTAGGGTATCTGTTAAAAAGTTAATCGCTACACTTCTCATTTTGTAACAAGTCTGCTTACTATAATCAAATTCGGTTGATGCCCATTCGATGCCAGTTGTATAATCACCATCGGGATTTTTTTCGATTAAGGCAAACCCCTCATTGATAGCGGTTGCTATTACTCTGCTATTTTTTTCTGTGGATTCATTGACCGCGTTGATTGCCTTATTTACTACAGTTGTTATTTGGTTTAAGTTTCTCATATCGTCCTCTTTCTCCCCGTTTTGTCTGCTAGGTCATCAACTCGCGTTAACGCGATTACTATTATTTGATTTATTACTATAAACCTATTATATAATATTAGGCAAACTATACAATTAATAAATTATAAACTATTATAAACATTTTATAAACATTATCTAACCGCGTTAACGCGATACATTCCCCTGGGTGTATCGCGTTATTTTCATATTGTTACTAACTCACCTCGACCCCTGTCTTATTATCATTTTGTTACTTTCACAC